TCTACTAGTTCGTCTTTATTACTACTAAAGACAATTTCCATTGCATAACCATAGGCAATTTTTTTAAGGTTTTCTTGATTCATGCTTCGTACTCTAGCCTGTTTTAGGTTCCAAGTCAACAAGTTTCTAAGGCAATCTTTTAATATATGAGAAAGTATAATGCTGAAATTCAACAGAATGCTAGTTGGATTTTAAATATACAAGTAACGGATTCAGGTGGAACTCCGATGAATCTTACCAACTACACTGGCAAAAGTCAAATCAAACCAGCTTATGGTAGTTCTATAGTTTTAGCTAGTCCAACAGTTACTATAACAGTGCCTTTAGAAGGTAGAATCAAGATAGAGCTAACGGCAACTCAAACGGCTCTATTGGAGCCTACACCTACCACATGTAAAGCAAACGAGCTGCCGGTATGGGATGTTTTAATTTCTAATCAAGACAACACCTATACACCTAGAATTCTAGAAGGGACAGTTACTATAACCCCAGGTGTAACGGTCTGGAGCTAATATGACCGATAGTATAGTTGTTATAGTTGAGAATACGGTTCAGGATGTAAATGTAAGTTCGACACCTACACAAGCAATAGTTGTAGAACAGCCTGCCACTCAACTTATAACAGTTGAAAAGGGGCCCAAGGGAGACCCTGGTAATGGCCCCTTGGTAGCTCAAGACTCTAGAGTAAATATAGAGACAACCGAACTCCAAACTACTATAGGAGTTACAATACCACCAATTATAACTGGTACTGATGTGGATCCTCCTGATCCAACAGGGCTTATTCCAGGAACTATCTATATGCAATATATCTAAATAGAAAGACAATCTTTTAGAGTAAAGGTACAGGAGATTAAAATAATGAGTTTATTTTCAAGAATTGGTTTGTTATTAAAAATTGGTTCATTTTCAAGAATGGGTTTATTTTCAAGAATTGGCTCATTTGTTAAAATTGCTACTGGCATGTGTTGCCGTACTGGCGTAGAAGAAGAGATTAAAGTCGGTCGCGCAGTAGGCGTTATTGATCATATTAGAGATGGCGTAATTATTGATCGGCAGGTTGTTAAAAACGTAAAAACTACTGCCGGTATTGATTTTTTATTTGCTCAAGGTTATGCAACGTCCGGCGCCCAGTCTAACGGCTTATGTTATATCGGCTTAAGCAATGACACTTTAACTGAGACAACCGCATCTACCACTCTATCAAACGAGATTACAGCTAACGGTCTATCAAGAGCCATTGCAACTTATGCTCATACTACTGGCCAGGCTACAGCTACTTTAAGTAAGACTTTTACTTGCACGACTGCACCACAGGCTGCTCAAAAAGCTGCACTATTTAGCGCTAGTAGCAACGGTGCTATGACACACGTTCTAAGCTTTACGCAACGATCTTTACAGATCGGCGATCAATTAGCAATCACTTTTACTATTACCCTGTCGTAATAGCTCTTTATGAGGTATTATGGCTGTAGCGAATCATGCCTTTCAGTCTACTATAGGGGACGATACTCCTACCTATAATGCAGGTGGTGTAACCCCTTCAAGGTGGAATGCCGCCCATCCTATTACCTATACGGTCAAAGTAAAGTCTACCGACTACACTTTAGTTACAGATGCTAATGGTGTAGTTACAGATGACGTAGTTCATTGCTCTGGTACAATGAATCTGACAATCCCCGCTGCTACTGGTAGCGGGAAGCCTGTTATGATTATAGCAGATTCTGGTACGGTGGCAGTTACGGTCCTGAGGACCGGTTCTGATACTATTGGCTTGGGTACTGACTTTATAGTAACTACTCCAGGGGATAATTTTGTTATAACAGATGAAGCTACTGGACTATGGAGCTTAAGCTATACACCTATATCTAGTTTAAGAGAAGGATGTACTTCAACTGCTACAGCCAATAGCACTACAACTTTAACAGCTACCTCTAAATATTGCCAAATTTTTACAGGTACGGCTAGCCAGACCTGTAAGCTACCTGCCGTATCGGCCTTCCCCCTTGGAGGTTCGTTCCAGGTTATTAATGCTAGTACTGGAATAATTACTATAACCTCTTCTGGAGACAATACAATCGTAACCCTCAAAAATGGAGAATCTGTTGTTTGCACCAGTAATGCAATCACCGGTACAGATGCTACGGTTTGGGTAGCCCCTCTTAGCCCTAAAACAATTAGAGCTGTATTGGGCTCTAACTTTACTACAAACGTGACTAACGCTAACCAAGCAGTTACGGGGCTACCTTTACCTGTTGGGAATAGCGAAACTTGGGAATTTGAATACAGGTTTTCGATGGGGAATTCAGCATCTACAGGCTGTCGCCCCAGCATTATGGTTAGTGCTGGATCTCCAACTATCCAATGTCAGGTCTTTGGAAGCACTACAAGAGCAACCGCTTTTATAGCAGATCGTCTTTCGGCTACAAATACTATCGCAACCGGTACTACTTATACCGCAACAACCACAACAAATGCTATTTTAAAGATAACGGGAATTATCAGCACTACAACTGGAGGAGCCTGTACCGTTTATCCAGGACTTAGAGCTGGTAACGCGGCAGCTACCGTTACAGCTTATGCTAATTCTTGTTTGATTGCTACTAGAGTTTAATATGGATACTCCTAAAGTATTTCTAACAATACCTACCTATAAGACTGTAAAAGCTTCTACATATGTAGAGCATATGGGAATGATTATTAAACTAATGGGTACGGGGCTATTGAGGCATTTTAAAGGAGCCTCAGATATGTATATCACAATAGCTCGTAATAGTTTTGTTATGCAGGCTCTAGAGCTATTTGAAAAAGGAGAGGCTACACATCTATTTATGCTAGATGACGATGTAACACCTCCAGATGGGTTTTTGCAGAAATTATTAAGCCATAACGCTCCTATAGTTTCAGGTGTTTACTATACAAGGAATAACTGCCCTTGTGTTTATAATTTTACCGAAAAGAACGAAATGGAATGGGTATGGAAGCTGCCTGAGACAGGCATTGTAAAAGTTGATGGTGCTGGTGCTGGGTGCTTACTGATTGAGATTGCTTTTTTAAAAAGAATGCAAACAACTTTTAACGATCCATTCTTTTTTGACAACCACCATTTTCTTGAAGGTGGAGTTGAAAAATATCAAGGGGAGGATGTTCATTTCTTTCGTAGATGCAAACAACTACATACCCCCTGTTTAATTGATTGTGAAGTAGACTGTAACCATGCAACAGATGGCATTGTCAATCGTCAGATAGCCAATCTATATTGTAACGAACAAAAGGAATAACAATGCTTAGTCTAACCAATAATATCCAAGTTCAAAATCTTACTAGAATAAAAGTTCAAGCTTTTATATTGCCTGATTTAGATGTATTTGATTATATGACCGTTCAGGTGGCCGTGTTAGGTCCAGGAGGAGGACAACCTGACGTAGTACAGCTTGCAAGAGCTTATAGTATCCAAACCCTTAAAATCCGTAATGGGGCTTGTGATGCTATATCTTTTGCTACAGATCCTACAGTAAATCCATATAATGGTCTTATAGTAAGAACCCAGATCGTATCTCCAGAGCTACTTGACACTTGTGTAAGTGCTATAAATGCAGCGGGAAAAAATATCCGTAACCAGCATAAAGCTATAGAAACCGCCTTAAGTACTGCCGGGGTGTTGCCGCCTGGCACAGTAGCATAATAAGGAAGCATTATGGGTGCAGCTAAAGCTGTCTGGAAAAAAACAACAGCCAGCCATGCGGCTTTAACCATTGCCCCTGAAGCTGGCGATTTTTTGATTGCCGGCTCTACTACCGACATTGGGGCAGGGACAGTTACTGTCCCGTCTGGATGGACACAAATAGGGACCACACTCTATACATCCGCAGTTGATGCCGCATCCACGGCATATTTCTATAAAAGAGCAGATGGAACAGAAACCTCGGTAACATTTGCATGGACTTCAGAAAATAACTCTCTAGACGTGGTTGCGAGTTACGCAGACATAAACGTAGATGACCCTTTTGATGTTGCTGCGGTTATAGCAGCCAATAATACTGCCACGGAACAGGTTGATATGAGTATTACACCTGTTACGGATGGGTCTACGATTGTGTTCTTCGTAGCTTGTGACGGTCCTTCAGGAACCTACACCTGGAATTATTCGACTGTATCTGGTACAACGGGTGACTGGGCAAGTCCAAACGAAGTCGCCGTAACAAACGGCTATTTTAACATTGGCATGAATGATTGCGTCCAAGAGACTGCCGGCGCGATCACTGCAAGATGTGTTGCATATGATGGGACTAACGGATGCAGCCATCCGGCCGTTTTAATCGCTCTACGAAGATCTGGCACTAAATACACAGAAGGGGTTTCCGACTCAGTTAGTGCAAGTGATAGCGTTTCTTTAGCTCAAGTTTTTAATGTACCGCTAAATGACGGTTATTCAATTCTTGAATATGTTGGTATAGTTGCTGGCGCCTTTCAAAGAAATGCATTCCAGATCAACGCATTTCAAGTTTTTGACGATCAAGGCGGTGGAGCGCTTTATGAAGAAGCATTAAACGAATCTATTTCCTTATCTGACGGGAACAGTCTTTCCTCTGTATTGTCCAGTATTTTAGCTCTTTCTGACTCCCATACAAGCACCGATAACAATACCCTTTCCTCTATATTATATACTATACTAGCAGTATCGGATTCTCATAGTATTTCATCTGAAGATTTAACTTATCTATTAAGGTTCCCTGTTCTACTAGAGGATTCTAAATCTACTTCGGATTCTTTATCTTCTATTTTAAATACTACAATCGGAGTAAATGAAGCTACAAGTTCAAACGAAGCTCTAGATGCAATTATTAGAGGAATAATTGCCCTAGAAGATTCTAAATCTCATAGTGATTCTATAACATCTTTCTATAAGTCGATATTTAGCGTTTCGGAGGCAACTGGAGTTTCAGACGAATTATCATTATTAAGGTTTATTGCCAGCGTTGGGCTACCTGACGCTATATCTATTGTAGAAGAACTGACTTCTCAAGGCAGAAGCCTTGTTGATATAGCTGACTCTTTAAATATCGAAGAGTCTCAAGCTGCCGGATTATTATTAACAGCTCTAATAAACGAAACTGTTAACAGTAACGAAGGGATAGGCTCTTTCTTCAAAGCTATTCAGGCACTATCTGATACAACTTATATATCAGATAGTATAAATACTGGTGGGACTACTACTTATGACACTCCGTTATATGATGAAATTGGAGTGTCTGATGGCCTCCTAGCTGGTTTATATTCTTTAGTTAGCTTAACTGATTCTAGCAGCATCCAAGAGGCTTTAGCCTACGCTATAAGAATGGTTGTAACTTTAAGTGACCAAACTGGGTTAGATGAAGCTAGTACTAGCAAACTAACTGCCATATTTGGTCTAGCAGACTCTATCTCTAAAAATGATAACCTTAGCGCTAATATGGTTGCCAATTTAGCACTAGCAGAGGTACTCTATATTGCAGAAGAGGCTCTTGCACAAGGGAAAAGCCTTATAAGTGTAATTGATTCCGTAGATCTTAATGAGAACCAAACAGCAGGTATAGTCCTAGCGACTGCTTTAATTGATACGGTTAGCCACAGTGACAGTCTAACTTCCCAGGCCAAGTTTAATGAGTTAAGTCTTCAAGAGCTATATAGCCTATTAGACTCTATAGCTGTAGGTGGCTCTACCACATATAGTATTGGGCTAAGTGATGGACATAGCATTTTAGATGCTACAAGCATACAATTTAGAGGGATTGCTGGTGTTTCGGATAGCATTACGATTACCAACGAGTCAATCCAATACGCTATAACAATGCTTGTTGCCTTATATGACGATGTAGGTCTAACAGAGCAACAAGCCGTTCAGGCTATAAACATCCTAACGGTTTTAGATAGTCTTACTATTTCGGATTCTACCAGTAATAGCATTAAATATACTGTAAGCCCAAGCGATAGTATTGGCTCAAGCGAAACAATACTAAATAATATCATAGCTAATGTTACTGTTATAGATGCCATAGAGAACTTAGATTCGGTTATAATATCGCTAAAAGCTTTTGAACAGCTTTCAGATGAAGTAACCGATATAGCCATTATCCTAACTGGTAGTGATATATCTGCCAAAGTCTTAATTCAAGGGCAATGGCACAATATAATGGATATGCAAGTGCTTAAAAATGGCCAATGGCACAAAATTACTCTAGGATCTGTTCTAGTTGGCGACCAATGGCATAAATTAGTTTAGTCCTCTTTAGGCATAACCTTATCAACCAGCTCGCTAATTTCTTTATAGTTAGGCTTAACGTTATATAGCGTACATGCGTAGGATTCAGGGTTGGGCCCAAGAATCCAGTACCGTTTTTGACTTGATCTGGGCAGTTTGCCCAATTTGATGCCTATATCATGCAACATTTTGTGCATATCGCTATTTGACTTACCATGTAGCTCTTTATGGCTAAAATTGGCCTGAGCTAGCATTTGAATGCTATTTCTATTCCAATCTTGAGCCCTCCATAGAAGGTAATTTGAAACCTCTTCCTTGGGGATATTAAAGCACCTAGCATCAAAAAAGGCTTCTTTAATCCACCAAGGATCTACGAGTCAGGTAGCTTCTGTTCCTATTCTCGTAATTACTCTTCATTCTATCACCTAATGAGTCCATCACTGAATTTCCTCTTCTGTTACGGTTGTTTGTGTTACGATTTTAATAATCTTTGGCTTTCCATATAATCGCCAAAAATTATATAGAGTATCTGTTTCAAAATGTTGCTTCCACTTCTTAGCTTTGGCCAATGTGTCGCAATACTGATTACACCAACCGCCCATCCAATAATGGATGACGTTATATATCGTTTTAGACGTATCGCTTTTAACAGTTTTACTCATTTAAATTCCACGTAAAAGTGTCCATAGCCTTGACATGGAAGGCATCTAACCCAGCCACCCCAATAATTCTCAGACATTACCTTACCCATTCCCCCACAGACCCAACAGGTTTTAAATATTAGGTTCCGTGGAACCTTGACTGGCCACACTTAAATTGGCTCAAAATTGTCTTGGAAATATTTTGCCGCAACAAGCCATTGGTCATTATGGTTAACCGGGTTCCTAGCGATCATATCCCCAGCCTTAGGGCTACCGGCTTGATGGCCTACTAGACTAACAGAAACCATTTTCATGTCATATTCCGGAGTTCACTCACAAAGTTCTGAAATCTGCTTACATCGGTACTTTTTAAACTCAATCATTTTGTTTCTCCTTGTAATTTGAAGCATACATCACCCTGATGCTCTTGTCAATAGCCTTCTGTGTACAATCTCTAGTTCCATTGCCACCTGGGAAGCTTATTAAGATATCTGGTTTAAAGTCCTGTAGCATATAAGAGTTTCTAATATGCCCAGCAGCCTTACCATAAGCCTTCCAATCAGCCTCATAACATTTAACCGGCCATCCATTAGCACAGGCAAATTCGGCACACAGGGTATCATAGCCTGTAGCCCCACCATGGGCCAAATAGACATTCTGGCCCAAAAATTGAGACAGAACCGCCTTAACTAGCTCCCTATCTTCTCCATCCCTACCGCCAGTAACGCAAATTCTAAGCATCGGCGCAATAGGTAATAGCTGTTCCGTCATCCAGCACATCTACAACCCAGCTTTCAATTCGGTCTCCATAAATCATATCAAACGCAGAATCTTCATAGGCTTCTGAGTCGTAAACACACTTGTTTTCCACTATACATCCGTATAGCGTTTCTGCTCCCCTTAGCGCTCCAAAATACAAAGTATTCTCCCCCTTTAAAAAGGTCTTAAGGGAACTCTTTTTGCGCTCTCTACGATCTTTCATGGTTATCCTCCTCTAGCAAATTAGTATGGTTGTATAACTGCTGGGCTAGCTGGTTTGCTTTATTTGCTGCCACTTTAGCTTTCTCTAGCTCTTCCTTAATAGAATCGGCTATAATGGCCAATGGCTGGGTTTTCTCATTTAGCTTAAGGCTTGGTGGGAAAATCTCTTCTAAATCCTCACAACCCCAATCTGCATAATCTATAATTCGTTTAATATCAGCCAACAATAATCGGCTAGGATATTCAGGAGTATACAGAGACACTATTCTACCTCCAAACTATAAAAAATATCAAGTAGATGATCGGTTTTTTCTAGCTCTTTTTGAGCAAGAGTGCTATTATAACGAGACATAAAGATCTTAGAGTCGTAAAGGGAATTGATAATAACGTTCAGGTCTGCTTTAGACAATTGAATAGTCTTGTTTCCATCAGTAATTGTAATCATGAATCTATACTAGCCTATCCTAGTGTAAGTGTCAAGTATTTTGTGGCCAATCTTTAGGGTGTGCCAAAAGCTCCTAGAGGACATATTTATGCTGTATACGGTCCTAGCCCTAAAAAAATGGTTAAGGTAGAGTTTCTAGGAGTTAGGCACTATGAGGCGTTAAATCATTTTACACACGATATATACGACCTTGGAACAAGTATGAAAGCCAAGAACCATATATGGTTATACTTTCAGGACGAAGACGAGCCGATGGTGCCTGTTACTATAAAAGACTTGGTTGACATGAATATTATAGATGACTTTGGGAAGTTATCCTTTAACACCCCAGGCAGCGATGAGATGGCAGCTCTAAAAATAGCCAACCAGGCTAAGTTGGCTAAATGCAATATAGTAATCAAATAGGGTCGTTTAGGTCATAGAAGTCCATGACGCTATAACCCTTATCGAAGTCAATCTGGCCATTATCATTTAAATCTTTAAAATCTTGAGCTAGGACAATATGGCCCTTACCATGGCGTCTTAGTGTATCTTCTACGACAGAAAAGCCTCCATATGTCCAGTTACTATCAGTAAGATCAATCAAAAAGCTATATAGGAACCTGTCTGTCCCTGTATACTTTCTGTTCTTCCAAATCTCTTTCCAAACCTCAATTTGCACTAAATTTCGCATAAATTCTCCTTAGTTATTCAGAATTTGTATCCTAGTAAGGCCATAGAGTCAAGGACAATCTTTACTTTATAATGGCTTTATCGGACATTCCTACTCCACGTAGTCAGCAGCAAGCTCTAGGGGAAATGCTTGATTCCTTTACCTCTAGATCTGGCATTAGAAAGCTCAAGATTGGTAATCCGATCCTTTCTATTCTAGAGTCCGTGTCATTAAGCACTACAAAGTCCACCTATGACGCCTTTAAAGCCCTTAATGCTCAAGATTTAGACCATGTTGATGGCGTAGCCCTACAGGCCGCTGGAAATGATAAAAAGCTTACCCGCAGGAATCCTGTAGCTGCTCAAACTATTGTAACTATTACAGATTCTAGCTTTACTAAAATTTCATCTAATGTCTACCATGGCACCCCCGCCCCTATTGTAGGTACTCAAACCATCAATGTAGCTAAAACACCTACATTTGACGCTGCTCCTTCTTCAGGTACCGTTTATATTGGTAGAGGAACTTCTAGAGCTGAAGGCCCCCTTTCTTATACTTCTAAGACCGATAACACTAATTATTGGACACTCGCCCTATCTAGTCCTACTGCTGCTTTTCATAACCAAGGCGAAAGCGTTATAGTAGGACAGGGCGGCGACAGAACCATCAATTCGGGCCTATTGGTGTCTACTTCTTCTACTGGTCTTTCAGACCCTATTCGATATTCTGTACTAGTAGGTGGCATTCTAGCAGATGGCGAAACAGAACTCAACAATATTCTAGTCAAATGCACGACTCCTGGGGCTAGAGGCAATGTCCCTCAAAATACTATTAAAGAGTTCGTTTCTAGCCCTTTTAATGGAGCCAGTGTTACTAATCCTAATGTAGTTACTTCAGGTCGAGATCTAGAGACTGTACAAGAGTTTAGAGATCGTATAAAAGCTGTAGAGAATTCTAAAACTAAAGGCACGAGCCTGGCTATTAAAACTGCTGTCTGGGACCTTTCCGCTCCAGATGAGGACAAAACGGTCCTTTCGGCAGCTACACAGACCAGATACCAAAGACCATCATATCTCTATATTGATGATGGTAATGGCTACGAGCCTATATCTAATGGTGTAGGCTATGAGGTTTTAAGAAGCAATGCCTCTGGTGGTGAAACCGAATTTATCACACTAAACAGACCTATCGTACAGGCTAGTATAGAAACTAGCTCTGAAGGGCCATGGTATATCGAATCTGGCCAATCATTAATAGTTACTACTGGTGGCAATACAGAAGTCCATTATTTTGACACTTCGGTATTTAATGATCCTTTAGTTGCAACTCCATATGAGATTTGTAACTCAATTAATGCTAACGGCTTGCTATCATTTCAAGCTAGAGTGTCAGGAAATGGCACGAAGGTAACCCTATATCCTAAAAACGATACCATTAATAGTATCCAGGTAAGAGGCGGATTCGCCAATGATACTCTACAATTCCCTACAAGTAAAGCCTATACCGCACTATTATTCAAGAATGATAGACTACTAGACTTTACGGCATATAACCTAAATAGAGCTACAGGCAACTTAGCTCTTATTAATTATCTAAATGCCGGCGATAGTCTTAGTCTGGGATCATTATGGTCTAAGGGCTTCGTAGAGTCAAGCAAAATCACCAACTTTAGCCTTTCGTCTGACCAAAATCTTTGGTTTGTGGTAGACGGAAATACTACTATAGTAGACACTGCCGGTAATGGAGTTGGTACACTTACGGTATCCGTACATAAAGCAACTACATCATCCTTACAGCTTTTAATCCAAAATAGCTCTAACTTTAACTCTAATGTATCTATCGGACATAATTTATTACTCTATCCAACTAATAATAATGTTCTACCAACAGCTTTAGAGGGCGTATATAAGATAATCGATAAACCTGCCGCCAATCAGGTAGTTATCGAATATTCCCAGATGAAGGCTGCTAGAAAGCAGGCGGCCTGTGCTAATTTTACCTATAATGGTAATAAAGTGCTTGTTTGTGGAGGACAATGCTCTTATGGTAGTGGTGCTTTAAATACAGCCGAAATATACGATTCGGATAACAAGACCTGGTCAAGTGCCGCTAATATGAATGCATATAGGCACGGTCATACAGCAACTACCCTACCTAATGGTAAGGTTTTAGTTGTTGGTGGATTAAATGAAAATGGCGCAGCATTAAATACCGCAGAGCTATACGATCCAGCTACTAATACTTGGACGCTAACAGCTACTATGCCTAGCTCTAGGTATTTGCATTCTGCTCTATTACTATTAAACAATAATGTATTGGTTGCTGGTGGTCTAACAGGATCTAGCCCCGATTGGACTACCCAAAATACTTCTGTAGAATACAACTATACTACCAATACCTGGGAAAATAGTGCCACCTTTAGCGAAGCTAGATGTGCCCAAAGCCTTATTGCTCTACCTGGTAACAAAGCTTTTATGGTCGGAGGCCTTACAGAGGGACCTGATTTACTAAATGAAGACATTAGCGAATTCTCAAATGATAAAAAGTTCACTGTAACCCAGGTAGTTAATATCTATGATGAAGCCTCACATTCCTGGAGTACTGCCGCTTCCGTACCAGCTATAGGGGCTCCAGGCGATGTCGCTACTGCCTATAGAAACTATTCAGCGGGTCTAGCCACTTCAGATATTGTTGTGGCTACAATGGATCACTATTATTTTACCTATAGTATCTCAGGTGACGCTTGGACTTCTAGAGGTCTAATTGACACAACAGCATGGCTAACCATCAAAAATGGCACATCTATTTCTAACCAAACAGCCACTGAAGCTTTAGCGTATTCTAGCATTGGTAGAGCTAATCCTTTAGTTCGAACTACCAATGGCACAGTAATCCTTCCATTTGGTGAGTTCTCAAACGGTAATGGACCCCAGACGTATAAAGGCTGCTACCATCTTAAATATGATACCGGCACTAACGCTTGGGTTAAATTTGCTAGCCCTAACAGCAATTCTCATTCACCGGCTCTAAGCCTGTGGTGTGGTGCCCCTAATATGACCAATTCAAACGAAGTTTTGATATTTGGTGGTATTCAGGGCACTATAGGGCATATAACCTCTAGAGAGGCTTATGGAGCTGAGATCCCTGTATCAAGTGGTGTAGAGACAATTAACAGCTCTACCGGCACTTCATATTCTTGTCCTGTTACTGGTACTTTTACCGGTGTTCAGGGCTGGGTGGTCTATAATACCACAGCACCGACAGTAAAAAATAACATTCCTGCTGGTGTAGACTATATAGCTCCAGGTTTAGTTAATATATTAGATATTGACGGTGCTACAGCTAAGACTTATAAGAATTCTTATGTTAGAATAAGTACAAACGACAATGTAGGGGATATCACCCTAGTTGGTCCTACTATACAAAACCTAACCCAGGAAGTATTAGAGGCTAGTGCGCCTACTACTAATGCTACTATTAAATCTGTAGCTAGTGACGTTAGTACACCTTATGACTTTAGGCTTTTCCAGGTAGGTCAAGTAGACTCTGACACAATAACGATTCCTTGTCAACAAATTCCAGCTATCGGTACCCCTGCGGCCTTCGGTGGTTATTTGCCTCTAAACGGCACTATTAAAGGGCTATATAAGAAGAACATCTGGGAAGATGGTGTAGCCGGGCCACTATATAACTGGCCAACAAATACCCAGGATAGCTCAAATAAAGGATTTGAACTAGGCAACTTCAAAAACGAAGTAGCTCGTATTGGCAGTAGGTCTTTGATTGGTTCTTTTGCCATTGACGCAAATAACACCACTCCTGATAGCACTGTCGTAACTCTATTTGATAATAGTGTTAAATTAACGCCCAACCAGGCCATCTATTGTGGTAGCCCCTTCTTCTTTGGATATAAGGACAAACTGTCTGTCATAGTAGATCAAGACACCTTTACTGGCAGGTTTGTTATTCCGATGGCCCGTAAGGTAAAGTCGGCTAATGCCAACTATGCCTCACTTCTGACTCTAGTGGATGCAGAGAACTCTAATCAGTCACTTGCTAGATTGTTTGGTATTGACTATAAGTTTGATAACTTCTTTGTAGCTATGAAGGCCAGGAATAAGCTTGGCAATATTCTATACAGATTCTATCGACCTGGCGCAGAAGGCGAAAACTATACAGTTAAATACGAGTATGCTAACTCGGCTAATGCTCCAGTCGCTATCAATATTGACCATAAGTGGCTCCATTATGGAGACAACTATGCCGGTGGCATCCAAAAGAGCAAAATTGGCATTACCTTACCTACTTCTGATGAATATACAGAGACCACCCTTACGCCTACTTCTAGACTAGGCGTAATCCAGAGAAATTTTGATTCTGATACTAGAGTAGCGGATTGCTATATAGTAGCAGGTTTTAGCGTTATTGAAGCAGAACGTATCAATATCGGCGGCACTACTCGTCTAAAGATTCAGCTTCCTGACTCAAGCCTTAATGTGATTTCTTGGTTTAATGAAGGAGACTATATTAGATTTGATGCCCTCAATCAAACACCAACTACCTTATTAAGTGGTCAAACTCGTGTAACGTCTGTAGGTGTGTCTTCTGGTAGCACTATAGATATCTATATAGCAGCTTTGTCATTAGATGACGGTACGGCTGCTATGGCCACTGCCCCTAATCCAGGGTGGGTCTCTTTAGATCCTTCAGCTAGCGCTATTGTTCAATTCGACAATAACGTCGTATTAAATGACCTGGTGGTATTAAACCTACCAGGGACTACGGCTACCTCTTTATCCCTAAACGATAGAGGCTTTAGAATTACCGAACTTCATGACCATTTCCAGTGGATGAAGATAAAGATCAATAATCCAGAATATAGCACCTTTAGCTATTATAATGATATACCTAATACCAATATTATTAAACTAATTGCATCAAGCACTATCACTGAAACCTCTATGGTTTCGGCTATAAACGCCCTAGAGGGGGTTGTATCTGCTACTCTTATTGACACTTCTACCTCCATAACTCAAGCCACCTGGGATTCACTAGACCATTGGGATGGCGGAATTGCTCTAACTGACGGCTTAAATGCTGTATTATCAACTATTAATCCGCTTAGCACTAGCTCTAACTATCAAATAAACCTAAAGAAGGGTGTTAATTCAAATCTAGTCTCTAGCTCTGACTTTATTAATGAAGAGATCTACCTGATTCCAGGTTACGCGAAAGATGTAGTAAAATGGCTCAACACATCCTGCATTACAGGTCTATGGAGTCTAGCTGACGTTGTTACTGCTGATAGTGGGACTTCTATACAAATCTCCTCAAAAACCTCTGGTAGAACTAGCTCTATTCAAATCTCAGGTGTAGGAGCAAATGAAACAGCATCGCCTATAATAGGCTCTTCACCTATTGTATACCCTGGCATACCGACATCAAGACCAAACTTTATAGTAACCATTGATACCGCTAATGCCGAAGGCTTTGTGGGCGGTAGTATGGTTAAGATAGAAAATACTAACCCTGTTCAAAAGCTCTACGGACAGCAACCTACACTCGTATTAAATTCTATTGCAGCTAATGGTACTCTTACCTTTAACCAGCCACCATATACGGCTGGTACAACGGTAACCACCCCTGGCTCTATTGAAAAGGTAGGGGACTTTGCTGTTATTAGACTTGCTTCTAAGCCAGGTGATTGCTGGGATAATGAATATGGTACTGGTACCTATCCTGATGACTATATTTATATAGCAGCTCCATCTGATGGCGTTACATCATTACTAAGTGATGTTTCTAACTCCAATAAGGGCGTATATCGCATTGTTAACATTTCACACAACAACTGCGTTATTTGGATAGAAAACGCAAGTGCTGTAACCGAAAAGTCCCTTATGGACGTTACATTCTTAACTTCTAAGTCTCTTGTTCCTGGTGATATTATAACTATAGCCGATGACGCTTTCGGTATCCCAAATAAAGGTAGTTGGACAATAACCGATGTTGGAAATTCTTTTACGGATAACACCTTAACATTGGATATCTCAAATAGAGCATTAACTGCTCTAAATACTGCCCAAAATATGACTAGCAGCTCTGTACAGGTCCTAGATGGCACTCCTAGAGTATTCTATAAGAAACTCTTAGGTATTAACCCAAATACTAATCCTGATTATACAGATCTAGTGCTATGCAATCCTTCAAACTTTGTAAATCCTTATACAGCTATAGAGGTCTCGGCTATCTCTGAAGATGCCGGGTCAGTTATCTCTAGTATGAATAAGCTCAATTTCGATACAGCTCTACAGGTTGGAATTGATGCTTATAGATATAACACTGGTCTAATTGGTGAAGCTAATAAAGTACTATATGGCAGCGAGGATGATCCTGAGACCTATCCAGGAGTTGTATCTGATGGTGCCTGTGTGCTAATTGATGGACCACTAATCAAGTCTATTAAACTAGGATTTTCTGTTAAAATTGTAGGTAATCCCTCTGATGACCTGTCAGATCAGATCAAAGCAGCGATTGCAGGGGTTATCAACAGCAATAAGGTAGGTCAAGATCTTATTATATCCGATATGATATCTGCTGGTGGTGCTGTAGATAACGTAATCTCCATTACAGCTCTATATACAGATGATATTATAAAAGTGTCAGCTAATGAAAAGACTATGGTCCTTAATCTAAACGACATTAGCGTAATCTTTAGTACATAGGATGGCAACTCTATCTATATCTACCCAGGCTAGCTCAGCAGGCGTGCCTGGTATTGGCACAGACTTTTTAGTAGCAGGCCTAGAGTTACTATCAAATAGCTCTATAAGGGTTTGGTTTACCAAAGCGCCCGTTTTAGGCACTAATAGGGCGAATGACGCCCATTCCTATGCCATTACTGGGCCTAATAGCATTCAAATAAGCCTAGCTACCGCTTGGCAGGGGGACTCTAGGGTAATTGACCTTTATTTAGATCAAGATTTAAGTGTTGGACAATGGACCTTAGCTCCAGTTTCGGCCAATATTATATCAGATGACGTTCAGGCTGTCAACCTTCCTGCTACTACCTATATCTTTACAGTAACCAACGCCAATAAGGCCATACAAAATCCAGAAACAGATAACAACCTTACTCGTAAATTCCTAAATCCTGCGTTTTTAAAAGACTCTCAAACTAACTGGAGGGCCCTAGAATATTCCCTAGAAAAGAACAGGCTTAAGTTAACAGATATAGTCAACAAAGTTGCTAACCAGCTATTTATCTCTACTGCTAGTGGCAAGTATTTAAACACCAGGGCCTCTAATGTAGGGGTTACCCATAACCCTATTTTAGGGCTAACTGACGAAATCTATCGTAAGCTTACTATAACCATACTAAACGATAAACTAACCGCTAACGCTAAACTAGACCTATTAGAGGTAATATATGGCCCCGAAGCTTGTAGGGCCGTATTGACTTCTAGCAATGAAGAACCTTATAGATTATTTGATCAAGCAACTCTTAATATTTTAGTTGACGGCAAGACTTTAGTCCCTGTCGTATTCAACTGGTCAGAATTTAATAATTGCCTTAAGGCTTCCGCCCAGGAAGTCTGCTTTGTTATAAATAACCACTTTGAAAGTTTTGGGGTTAAGGCCTTTGCCGTACCTTTTACTGATACAGAGATCAATAAGACCTATATACGTATCTTCTCTGGCACTAAAGGCCTTAAATCTAGCCTTACTATAGTTTCAGGCTCAAGCCAACTAGCATTTGGGTTTGACAGTATACTTATCCATGACCTAGTATCTACCCTAAATCCACAGCCGTCAATTACTATAACGCCTTCTGCTTTAGATAAGGCTATAGTGCGTGTCACAGGGCAAAATCCTGTTGTCTATCAAATAACAGAGCTAACCGATACGGTTACTGAACTAGCCGTAACTGACCTAAGTAGCTCAAATAAGATAGTATCAGATTGGCAAGATGTAGGTCCAGGTAGGTATGTCTCCATTACCTCGGTATGGACGGGAACTCCCACAGGTATCATAGGTATAGAGTTTACAAATGAAGTTTCTCCTACTATAAGCACTATTGGTGATGCCCTACCGTTTAACACTATGGTCCCTGCCCCTGTACAGCCTAATGGCTCTGCGGGCAGAATGCCTTTGGTCTTTGTTTCTACAGGGCAGTATTTTAGGCTAACTTACCAAAGAACGAGCGGTACTGGGACCTTAGTAGCCAATGTGGCCCTTCAAGCTTCTAATACCACACAACATATTCCGTCTCTGTTTGATGTTTTGGAATGGGACTATGTAAATATCCTTGGTTCTGAATATAATATTAATAATAGAGGCAGTTTTGCTATCGAACAGGTAGATATAGGCGATACTTATATTGACTTTACTATAACAAATCCTGATGCTATATTAGAATCCGTGGTACCTCTGTCTATTGATAGTGTTACTTTCTATAGACCTACAACTAAACAAGTCTTTGATAACGACAATTACGCCTATATTTCTAATAATCTGTATCAATATGCTATTAACCTCTTAGGATATGCTAGGGCGTCTATCCCTGTCAATACTAATATAATAGTAAGAAACATAGAAAACGCAGCATATCTCAATAGCTGCCCTGAGTCAGAAGAAACTAGCCTATATCGTAAGCCTGACGGCTCTATTACTATATCGGGCACTGCTTATCCAGCAAATACTATAATTGAGATTCAAGACTTTTTTGCTAAAATCCCTACTTTAACAGATCTAACGAGTAAGCTATTTAGCTATACTACTACTGATAGTGCTAGACAGCTTACCCTTCCTGTCCTTCTAACAGACCTTTATAATAGAGTCATATTAATTGGTGGTAGATCTCTGCCTAGCACCGATTTTAGCTCTATCTCAGTTGCTAGCATTACCGAAAGTGTTAATGCTGACTTAGAGCTAACCCCTACACTAACTTGGACTAACGCTACCGCCTTTAATAGCCAAATCTACGGGACAGGTATGTCTGCTGTGGTTCTGGACTATCCACGGTTTTATAATAAGGTTTTGATTACAGGAGGTTTTACGGGAGATGGGGACTATAATTCCAATAAAACTTATCTTTACAACCCTGAAGCCTATACCCTAACAGAGATTACCGGCTCTAACCCAAGTAAACATGCCGATGCGGCGCTAGTATGGTGTAAAGAAACCAACCTAGCTGTAGCTATTGGAGGCGTAGATGAAAATGGAGACGCTTCAACTTCTTTCTACACCTGGGATCCTTCATACAACACCGATGAAGACTTAGGCCAATGGCACCAAGGTAATTATGATGAACTAAACTTTGCTAGAACAAATTGCCAAGCTATAGAGCTAAATAACGGCAAGGTGCTTGTCGTTGGTGGTAGAGTTAATAATAGTACCAATACTTTTACTTTAACCAATATAGGAACTCCGTTAAATAGCTGTGAGCTTATATCTCCTAGTGCTTCCGTAACCACCACGCCTGTATTAACTGGCTCTATGGGCTATAGTCGGTTTGCTTTTGGTATGGTCAAACTACCAGATTCTAGAATCCTGGTAGTAGGCGGTATTGGGGGTAAAGTTTCTCAAGGTATTACGGCGACAGATAGTATAGTTAACCATGAGTTAAATAGTTGTGAAATTTACGATCCTATTGGAGGTTACTGGTCTCCTATTGCTAGTATGAAAGATCCTCATAGCTACTGTACGTGCTATTATGACAGTTTAACTAACAGAGTTTATATTTATGGTGGCTGTAGCTCATTACATGTTGAATACCTAGACCTTGCCACCATGACCTGGCACTATAGCACGGCCACGCTGGCTACGCCAAGCTTTAGATGCGGCTCTGCTGGTGTAACTTTAAACAACAGCTCTATAATTCTAAGAACAGGCTCTACCTATACTACGTTTGAAGATAATAGTCCTGGGGCCCTTTTAGCTACATATAATGAAAACGCTCGTGGAAATGCCATTAATGGCATGAATACGCTATATCAGTCAAATACCCATGCCTGGACTAAGAATCAACCCGATACCACATTTTACGTAAATACAGTGGCTGCCCAGGTATATGATCTTGGATACCCCGAAGACGGTCCTTATATCTTCGATCCAGGTGTTATTTATGGTATCTCTGGTACTGAATTAACAATAGAAACAGAAATCCCTCGTGGTAAGGGATGTCCACCAATTACCGTCACGGAAGATTTAGTGGACTTAGAACAACAGGGCTATCTAATAGTCGACTTCGGTTATGAGAACCAGGTAGGCCCCGTTAGATACTTTATAACGGATCCTAATACCATTTCGTTTGATCCGGCATTCAATTTCAATAAAGAATACTATACTGGCACTAAATTAACTATAGTGGCACAAAGAGTACCATACACTCCTGAAGGGGTACCTAATACCTTCTGGCTTACGGCCTCAAACGCTGGACTGGAAGCTGCTCAGAAGTATATAAGAGATATTCATGCCGAAGGCATAGATTTAACTATAGATGTTAGATACCCAGGAGACAGAGGCCTAGGTAACGAAGGGCAGCCTGTGGAGCATAATTATAAACTATCTGATATTATTGAGGTTTTTGGACCAGATGATATCGACACTTTCTTAGACGAGGCACGTAATGAGTAGACTGATAGTAGGCGCCCAAGTAGTACTTTATCTAAATGGCATGCCTTATGCATATGTAGCCGAAATAACACCAACAATTACATCTCCTCAAAAAGAATTAAGGGGTATTGATACCCTATTGCCCTTTGATACGGCGCCTGGGCAACTAACCTACAATGTGTCAGCAACTATATATAGAGTTAGGGGAAGTGGCGGACTAGAAGGCCAGGGATTTATGCCTCAGTGGGACAAGGCTACTCGCGGTAAGTATTTTAGCGCTTTGGTAATGGATCGGACTAATCAAGAAATCCTATTTGAAAGCCAAAAATCGCAAATTGTAGCACAAACCTGGAAACTGGCTAGAGGTATTATAATGGGCCAGGTACAGTGGATAGGCATTAGCTACAAGAATGATTCCGAAACTTTGTTTGGCTAACAATCTTTATATCACATGGCCGTTAATCGTTCATTTAACTTTCTAGGTCAGCAAAGAGTTGACATTCCGCATCTTAGAATGCTTGAGTCGGCTGTTTGCTATGACTTTGATGTCGTAGGTCTAGCTATAACTGCTGGTGTTCCGTGTATAGTTAACGGCTTTGAGGTTTTAAACTATACAGGGCTAGTTGGCTCTTCGGCTAACTCTATTACTGTTAGAACCGCAAATAGCCGCCTTATACACCCTCTAGCATCAGATTCTGGTTCTTTCTTTCAGGTACCATCAAATAGGGCCGATGAGGTTCTAAATAGCTCAAACACCAGGCTTAGAGGCAGCTTTACTCCTAATACTACAAACTATATTGGGGTTGACCTTCTTAGAAAGCGAGACAGTAGCACCTCTAGTAACGTAAGATTCCTTACAATTAATCCAGATACAGAGTCAAATAAGACAGTACCTCTGGCACGTACTATGGACTATGTATTTACTATTAGCGCAACTCCTTTTAGCGTCAGCCCTACTATAGCGCCTTTAATGATTGTAGAGACTAATGAGTCAAATACAATCGACAGTATCGTAGATGCCAGAAACTTGCTTTTTAGCAACTCTTTAGGCGGTGATAGCCCAACTACAAATAATCCATATGGCTGGCCAGGAACCAGAAATGAAGCTACGGCCCTAAACCCCTTAACTGGTGGAGATAGAAGTATTAAGTCACTAAAACAATGGCTTAATGCGGCTATGACACGATTCCAGGAAATTGGTGGTGGAGAATATTGGTATAGCCTTACTGCTGACCGAAATGT